TGGAGAACTACAAGATACAAAATATAATGGAGAACTGATAGAAGTATCAGGCTCAAATACTGGTTCTGTTGCTGGTGTTGTAATGTATGAAGAAGGGTTTGTTCTTCTTACTGGTAGTTGGGATTTAACTAACGATGCATACGATTTTGGTGCAGGATTAGCAACAGGCTCTTGGCTGAATTATGCAGCGGGAGCAAATGATGGAACCACTGTTTCAACTTCTGCTTCATTTGATTTATCTTTCAAAGGTCATACAGAAACACAAATCCTCACAATGTATGCACATGCTCGTCGCGGTGAGGTCAATTATTCAAATAATCCAACATTTTTGGAATATGGACAAACAAAGACTTTTCTTTCCTCTTCAAGACTTTATATTGAAAATGATTCACAAGTTATAAAAAATACTGTATCATCAAGTTATAGTGGTTTTGATGCTCCTTTTGAGAGACAAGTATATATTTCTCGTGTTGCCATTTATGATGAAGAGAAAAAACTTATTGGTGTTGCGACACTTTCCAACCCAGTCCTTAAAAAAGAAGCACAAGATCTTTCGTTTAAATTAAAGATAGACTTATGATTTTAGGAATAGATATCTCAACTAGTATAACCGGGTTTGCTATAGTAGACAATACCGGAAAAATAATGTTTTCTGAAGCCTGTGACCTCCGTAGAGACAAGACATTTTTTTCTAAGTGTCTCACAATAAGAGCAAAAATTATTGATATTCTAGAGGCATATAACGGAAAAATAAAACATATTTACATTGAGCAGCCATTTACATTTTTTAACTCTGGTGGTTCCTCTGGTAAAACCATGGCTGCTTTGCAAAGATTCAATGGTGTGGTTTCTTGGATGGTTTATGAGTGCTTTGAAATTGAACCAAATTATGTTGGAGCAACACAGGCACGCAAACTTGTAGGGATCAAAGTCCCTCGTGGCGAGAAAGCAAAGCAAGTTGTTATGGAGCACTTACTCGCTACTGAACCAAATTTCACAATTGAATATACCAACAAGGGAAATCCCAAGCCGCAAGAATATGACAGAGCAGATGCTCTGGTTATAGCGAGAGCAGGAATGAATTTGATCGTTGCGGAAGAGTGATCGTCGTGTTAGTATACGACTATGAACAAAACAATCGCAAAGAAGATTCTCTATGAGGCTCTTGGGAACTACTCAGACAAGGGCTCGGAACTTCTTTTCTCGTGTCCTGCTTGCAATCACCACAAGCGGAAATTCTCTGTTAATCTGGACAAAAATGCTTTTAAATGCTGGATTTGTGATTATTATGGTCGCAATATTAGGCGTGTTATTAGACGCTTTGGTTCGTATACTCAATTACAGAAATGGGACCAAATTACAGACAGGACCGATATTTCACGATTTGCTGAACTCTTTATGGATGAAGAGTCTGGAAAAGACGAAACAAAAATTGAACTCCCACAAGAATTTGTAAGCCTTGCAAATAGAGATTTACCACTATCAGCCAATCGTCCTCTCAGGTATTTGACTGAACGAGGAATCACAAAAGAACAAATAGTTCGTTGGAAGATTGGCTATTGTTATGATGGAGAATACGGAGGGAGAATAATTATTCCCTCTTTTGCGACAACAGGATATCCAAATTATTTTATTGCTCGTTCCTATGTTGGTCATGGCATGAAATATAAAAACCCACAAGCATCTAAAAATGTGGTTTTCAATGATCTATTTACAAACTGGAACGATGACCTTGTAATTGTTGAAGGAGTATTTGATGCAATTAACGCAGGAAACGCTGTGCCTATCTTGGGGTCTACACTACGCACCGACTCCGACTTACTACGAAAGATTGTACGAAATGACACCCCGTGCTACATCGCCCTCGATCCTGATGCGGCTCAAAAAGAACGTAGAATCATTGAGACACTTTTGCGTTACGATGTGGAACTCTATAAAATCGATGTGAGTGGGTATGAAGATGTAGGTGCTATGTCACAAGATATATTTCAGCAACGAAAAGCAAAAGCAACATTTATCGACAGAGACAACTACTTATTGCTAGATTTACTAGCGGCGGTATAATATATGAAACACACTTTTACCATTAAACAAATTAAAACAATCCTCGCAGAAGAATTAAAACGCTCGGAGGATAAAGAAAAAGATGAAAAAGAGGCAAAAGACTTACTAAGGAAATTAATAGGTCTAAATGAAGACGAAGCAGATGACTATGAAAGCAACTTGGCTAAAGCAAGAAAGTTTAGTAAGTATATTGGCATCTCTCTAGTCGCAGCAGTTGCTATTTTGTTTGGTGGCATGGGGATGTTGTCCACAACCCAGAAAAAAGAGATCCAACCAGATATTGAAAAAGTACAGAGTGTAGATGATGAGACTTTACAAAAGTTTGGTGTCGATACTGGAGAACTCTATAAAATAGATCTTGAGCCATCCGAAGAATTCTTACTTTATCCAACCGAAAAGTTAGGTCTCAAAAATCTGTCTGATATGAGCAATAGAGAAAAAGTAGAAGCAGCATGGGGTCAAATAGATGATATGATTGACTCTGGCGAACTTTTTTATAACAAAGCCCGTGTAAGTACACGAATACCGGGTGGTATGGTTGCACTTGATTATGATGCGATTCCTGCGGATATGATTTTGCCAAACTCTCTCGCAACAAAGAATCAATATAGGGCTTGGCTGGTCACCAATATCCTTAAGGCAGATGTAAAAAACTTACCAAAATTGAAAGATTTTGTCTATGGCAACACAGGAAAGTGGCCATCTGGAAGTGGCGAAGATTCCTCCCGCTATCACGAAGGGGCTCAGGTTTTACCACCAGAGTGGACAGTTGCCCTTGATTTATATCAAGATACAGTCAATGCAGTAGTCCAAGATCTGGCAACTGCATATCGTGAAGGCGATGCTGAAACCAAGCAACAAATCTTAGATTCTTCTGGTGTATCCAGTGCTGAAGAACTTGAAAAGGTACTTAATAGTACATTAAAATCTGCTGGTTTGTGAGCACAAGAAACCGAATATAACGGTTGACATACCTCCGTTGCTGTGTTATAGTATGTCAGGAGGTTTCTATGGAAAAGTTGGTTAAGATTGGCTTGGCATTTATGGCTTTGCTCGTATTCGCTATCTTTTATGTTGGTGTAGTGGGGGCAAATTTTGATTGCTATAGAGAAGAGCCAGCAACTGAGGTATCAATTGAACAGTTGTCTATTCTACACTCCCAACAATTTCCAGATGCGACCCCTTGGGAGACTTGCGAGCAGGAGGAATAATGAAAGTCGCGCATATTGCTGATACCCATATTAAGAATCTAAAATACCATGAAGACTATCGTGTTTGTTTTGAACAGATGTATGATATCTTGCGAGAGCAAGAGGTAGATTACATTGTCCATTGTGGCGACATTGCACATACAAAGACTCAGATCTCTCCAGAGTTTGTTGAGATGGCTTCTGACTTCTTCATGAATCTTGGAAAGATTGCAAAAACTTTCATTATCCTTGGCAACCATGATGGCAACTTGAAAAACACTAGTCGCCAAGATGCAATTACACCAATTATTCAAGCAATAAACAATCCAGATATCCAACTGCTAAAGAACTCCGGTGAGACAGAATTGCCTTGCGGAAATGCTGTTATAAATGTTCTATCTGTTTTTGATAGAGATAATTGGATTGAACCAACCGATTCTAGCAAAATTAATATTGCACTTTATCACGGTGCGATATCAAACTGTAGTACAGATGCTGGTTGGACTATGGAGCATGGCGAAGACAATATTTCAATTTTTGATAACTTCGACTTTGCTATGCTTGGGGATATCCATATGCGGCAGTTTTTGGACGAACAAAAAAGAATCTACTATGCTGGCTCAACAATTCAGCAGAATCATGGCGAGACTGACGATAAAGGATTTTCTATTTGGACAATAAACTCTAAAGACGATTGGGGTGTGGAACACTTTACTCTAAACAACCCACGCCCTTTTGTGACTGTAGAATTAACCCCAACTGGAAAAATCCCAAACAAGACTGCTGTTCCTGCAAATGCAAGATTGAGACTGGTTAGTGATAACAACCTTGCCTTAGATGTTATGAAAAAGGCTGTTGGAGTTGCAAAGCACAAGTTTAATCCAGATTCTATTTCTTTTCTTAACCGTGCTGCTGGAAAACGTGGTGATGTTGAGGAAATTGCAGATGGACTTGGAGCCGCAAACTTGAGAGATCCAGAGATCCAGCAAGAGTTGATTTCAGAATATCTTAAGGATTTTCAAGTAAGTTCCGAGACTCTTTCAAAAGTTTATCAACTGAATTCAAAATACAATACCCAAGTTGAGTCAAAGGAAGATATTTCTAGAAATATTAATTGGGAATTGGTAAAGTTTGAGTGGTCAAATCTTTTCAACTATGGTGAAGGCAACTCAGTTGATTTTAAAAATGTCAACGGCATTGTTGGCATCTTTGGTAAAAACTTCTCAGGCAAGTCGTCTATCATTGATGCAATTCTGTTTACAATGTTTAACACAACATCCAAGAACGAACGAAAAAATGTCAATGTTGTAAATCAAAACCGCGATTGGGGAGAAGGCAAACTTACTATCTCTATTGGAGAGAAAGTCTATACCATCCATCGTAAGGTTACAAAATATGTTAAAAAGAGCAAAAGTGGCGATAGCACAGAAGCAAAGACTGAATTGGATTTTTCTGTCTATGATGAGATTATTGATGAAACCAAATCTCTAAATGGGACAACTCGAAACGAAACTGATGAAAATATCCGTCGCCACTTTGGCACAATTGATGATTTCCTAATCTCTTCAATGTCATCTCAGCATGGTGCTCTTACATTTATCAACGAGGGCTCAACAAAGCGCAAGGAAATAATTGCAAAGTTTCTAGATCTTCAATTCTTTGATAAGAAGTTTAAATTTGCAAAAGATGATTCTGTTTCGTCAAAAGCACTTGTAAAGAAATTAGAAGGTCGAGATTATGATGAAGAAATCTCAAACGCCGAAGCCTCTTATGGTGGCTATAAAGAATCCATTTCCTTAGCGGAAACTCAGGAAACTTTATTGGCAGCAAAGATTTCTAGTCTTCGTGATTCTATTTCTGATATTTCTGATAAGATTGCTGATATTCCAACCGAGGCAATTGATATTCATAAAACAAAATTAGAATTAAATACAACAAAAAATCAGTTATTTTCTCTTTCAACTACTATGCAGGAAGAATCTGAACTACTACTTAAAGAGCAAGAGCGTTGTGATAAGATTGCCTCCTTGATGGAGACTCTAGACTACGATTCTTTGAACACCTCTTTATCAACAATTCAAGAAATTGAAGAAGAACTAAAAAACTTCACAAATAGATTGGAGATCGCAACTCAGAAAAAGAAATTATTAGAAGATATTCCGTGTGGCTCATCTTTCCCTACTTGTAAATTTATTCGTGATGCACATGTCGCATCTGCAACAATTCCAGAAGTGGAATCAAAAGTAGATGATTTACGTGATAAATTGACTATTCTTGATCCAGAGATTGTCAGGGATCATCTAAACAAGTATAGGGCGCTTGAAACAAAACGCCTAGAGACCAAGACTCATATTAAAGAACTTGAACTTTCGGTAGAAAGAATGAGCAACACCACTCAACGACTAAATACAAGGTTGCAGGAACTCACGGAAATTGAATCTGAATATAACGAAAACAGAGAAGCAATCGAAAATCTAGAAAAACTATTAAAGGAGAAAAATGAATATGTCGAACAAATCAAATCTCTTGAGAGAGAGAATCAGTCAAATAACCAAAAGAAGATTGATCTTTACAAACTTCTTGGATCTGAAGAACAGCGAATTCAAAGCATCAAAGAAAGAAGACTAGAATTCGAATCAATACAATCAGAGTATGCAGCGTATGATCTGTTCTTACGCTGTATGCACCCAAACGGGATTGCTTATGATATTATCAAGCAGAAACTACCAGTAATCAATGAAGAGATTGCAAAGATTCTATCAAATGTTGTAGACTTTGAAATCTTTTTTGAAACTTCTGGCAACAAGTTTGATATCTTCATCAAGCACCCTAAACATGATGCTCGCCCGATCGAGATGGCATCAGGTGCAGAAAAATCTATGGCTGCTATGGCTATTCGTCTTGCTCTACTATCTGTATCTTCTTTGCCAAAGGGGGATATTTTCGTACTTGACGAACCCGGAACCGCTTTAGACGAAGAAAATATGGCAGGATTTATTCGGATCTTAGAACTAATTAAGGTGTATTTCAAGAACGTCTTGCTGATTTCTCACCTTGATTCTCTCAAGGATTGTGTAGACATGCAGATTGTGATTGAGAAAAACAACGGCTATGCCAAGGTAAACCAATGATGAAAATTACAAAGAATAGACTAAAACAATTGATCAAAGAAGAGATTGAGAATGTTTTAAATGAAAATCCACTTGCTGGGGCAACCGCTGCCGGTGAGCCGACAAAACAACAGGCGACAAAGCCAACCGCAGACAACCCACTTGCTGGCGCAACAACAGCAGGTGAACCCCAGCAGATCAAAAAGAAGGCTGTTGCACTTGATAAAGTAGAATCTCTTCTTACTAAGTTAGTCAAGCAATTACAAGAATTATAAAATGAAAATATCCATAAATGACATGATAATTTTTAAAGGTGATGCTTTTTTAGAAAAAGGTATCGCTGCAAGTTATAATGACATTTTAGAAGGAAGAGAAAGCAAAAGCAAAGGAAAACCGATTATTGTCAGGTATGTATCCGAAGAACAAAAATTTATTGTTTTAGATGGTATGCATAGAATAGTCGAAGGGCTTTTGGAAGGCAAAACTGATTTTGAGTGTGATTATGATTGGACTGGAAAATATTCCAATCTTTATTGGATACCGCCAAAAGAACAAAGATTCAATCTTTTAGAATTACAAACAAGGATAATTAATGAGCAACGAATTTGACTTTCTGCCACCAGCAGAAGCACCCCCATCATTCAATCAAGAAAAAGATCACTTTCACGAAGAAGTAGAAGCGGACGATTTTGGTATGGTTGAAGACTTCGGATTACAGATGGAATACTCTGACGAAGATATGCTACCAGAGAACACAGCCCCATCATCTTTGAATGTGGGCTTTGTTGGTGTCGGCGGCGGCGGCAACAAGATGGCTAACGCTATGATTGAGTTGGGTTTCAACAAAACCCTACTTGTCAACAGCACAGGCAAAGATATCCCAAAGAATGTAGAAGAAGAGCATGTTGTTCTTATTCCTGACTCTGATGGTATTGGTAAGAATATCTCTTATGGCAAAGAAGTTCTAACACAAAACGGTGCCATAGTCGAGGATGCACTACGCATCAAACTCGGTAAGGTTGATTGGTTATTTGTCATGGCTGGTGGTGGTGGGGGCACGGGCTCTTCTGTTGTTGCTTTGCAGCCTGTCTTTGAGCGGTATTTGCAATCTGTTCAGGCAAGTGGTAAGGTTGTTTATATTGTCTCTTGGCCAACAGCACAAGAAAATTTAAACCCCACAATCGCCCGCAATGCTTTATCACTATTAAATGATGTGACCCCTTATCCACACATTGTTTTAGATAATGAACGTTCTACACGGCTTTTGCGGGGTCGCATTGGGATGCTTGGGATGTATCCGGTAGCGAATACACAGTTTTCAAAAATCCTAGCACAGATTCTCAAGTTGTCCACCGAAGATTCTCCAATCCAATCTTTTGATTCCAAGGACTTAGAGACTTGCTTTGGCAAGGACGGTCGTGCCTTTATTGGTTCTACCATGATTAAAGATCCAAACACAGGAAAACTCGGCACAACTATTATGCACAACTGCATGAATCGCTCTGCTTGTCCACCACCCAAAGGCAAGGCAGCAGCAGGATCACTTATTCTTGTAGCAAGCGAAGAAATGGTTGCCGACCCTCGTGTGTCAAAGCACCTTGAATCTGCGATTGCTTATGTTGGTGGTCGTTGCGAAACACTTTTCTCTGGTGTTTATGTTCGCAAAAATGTCCCCGGATTAATTGCGATACTAAGTATGAATGGTATTGAGAAAGGAAAATAAATGCCTTACATGAAAAAAGGAAAGTGTGTCTACAAAAAGAACCAAGACGGTTCTCAAGGAAAAAAGGTAGGCTGCACAAAAGGATCAGTTGAAGACTATTTAAAAGCACTATATGCCAATGCAGATGGTGAAACAAAAAAGGAAAACAAAAGCATGAAAGTCAAAAAGTCGGAGTTGCTTACTCTAATCAAAGAAGAAATTATGAAAGAAATGTATGATGATTTTATGTTGGATGACGAATACGACGGTCAACTACCGCCCGAAGGTGTTGTCGATGATGACACCAGAGAAGAAATGGAACAGACGAATCAAATAATCAGCATGGCTTATAGCCTTGCAGGGAGCGGTGAGGCAGCCAAGCGCCTTCTTCAAAAATGCATTGGACTAATCGACAACTATGAGGAAGCGAGACTTTCGCAGTTTGATGATGATGATGATGACATGATGCAAGAAGGCATGGATGCTGAATCTGCGAGAACCATTGCTGATGCCGTACAGAAAATGGCACCCCTAATTGGTGCTATGTCCCTGCCAGTTCTTATTGGTCTTATCTATGAACAACTAAAAAATATGGGTGCTAAATGATGAGTAGCGAACAAAAGCAAGCACTACTTGATTGGGGAATTTCAAAACTTACTTCTCGTAAACTATTAGTATGGATCACTGCCACAGGTCTTATGATGTGGGGTGGACTAGAATCAGCAGACTGGGTTATCATATCTGGTCTCTATCTCGGTAGTCAATCCGTAATTGACGCTATTGTAAAACTCAAGGGTCTTGAGTGAAGCAAAGGATTCTATTATTCTGCTTAAAGCACTGGAAGGAGATTGGACTTGCCCTTCTCCTTCTTGTCGTATTTGCTAAATCTCGCCATGATATGTCAAATATCATCAAAGCAAATGAACTGACAGAAGCCGCCTTAAAAGACCAGATAGAAACCCTTAAAACACTTCATGCCGATGAGTTGAGGATGAGGGATGAGGCACTTGAAAAGTATCGTAAAGATATGGAAGAGTTAGAGAGAAGATATAACGAAAGGCAAACCGAAATAGTTTACTTGACAAAAGAAGAAAAAGAGACTATAATAAAAGAGTTTAAAGAAGACAAAGCCTTGATTATCAAGCGATTTGAAGAAGCCTACGGATTAAGATATGTTGAATAACCTTTTATTACTTTTGCTAATCTCGACAGCAAGTGCCGAAGATTTCACAGTATTGGCAGAAAAACAACCAGCACCCTTTGAGGGTGTTTTGTTAAGTGTGCCTGCTGCTGCTGAGATCTTAGCAAAGAAAGAAGAGCAGGAAATGAAATGTGATCTTGAAGTTGAATTTCAAGTAGATAAAACAAATACTCAATGTAAACTAGATAAAGATTTATTAGAAGCAAGGATAACTACTCTTGAAAAAGAATACAATGAAGTTGTTGCTCAAAAAGATTTAGTTATCCAAAAGCAAAAAGATATCATCAATAGTCAAGCCCCACAATATAAATGGTTTTGGTTTACAGGTGGTATCATCTTGGGTGGTGTTGGTTATTACGGGATAGGACAAGTAATCAATGTCAACAATCCATAGGATTATACCACCAATCAGTGTCGTCACACCTCTAGGTGAAGGCTGGGCTCATTTTCTTATTGATTATGGGCATGACTGGAATAGTTGCTGGATAGTGCAAATCTATGAGACTGCACAAATTAAACATTTTGATTCAAATGATGTTAGAATAAGAGGAAACCCAACTTATGCTACGAAAGAACCCAACCTCTTCAAGCCAGATAATATAAGCGGAAACTAATCTTTTAGATCTACTTTCAAATCTTCTAGATTATGCTTTGACCATTTATCAAAATAATGAGTAGACCAAAGTAATTGTTCCCCTTTTTCAACCGCTTCTCTTGTTGTAATAATGACTAGCGGACAAGGAGCATTCCTTGTTCTTGTACCTCTAACATTAAAATGGTCTTGTGGGTGAATATAGACAAGCCATAGATCATCGTTTGTTTCATTGAACCGGTCTTCAAGCAATTTTGCTTCCTTGACCGAGTTTTTTGGTTTCTCGTCATAAGCGATAATAGTTGAGAATCTATTAAAATTATTAAATTTGACAACTGACTCAATAGTGCATAGATTTGTTATGTCTGTTTTTACAAATAGAATTTTTTTCTTTAATCTTTCTTTTCGGGCAAAAGGACAGACTGGGAGGTTTCCAAAATTTCTATTTTTTACCTCCACAAAATCTATAGACCATTGTAAAATGAGATCCAAATAGTGTTCCATAAACTAAGTAGAGATAGAATGAGTAAAGACCTAGATTACATTGTTAAAGTAGAGCAAGCCATCGCACAGAAATATGGCGACCAAACAATCCAGAATCCCAAGGCAGATTGGGACGAGAATAAAGAGAAGGTATATCTTGAACAGATGCGAGAACTCTACAAAAAACAAAAGAAAAATGACGAAGCCAACGATAAAGTAGAACTAAATGGGATAAAGGTTTCAAGAAAACTACTTAATAGAGAATCCAAGACGGGGTGTCCTGTTTGTGGTTCGTTCTCGCACTCAACCAGAGATGATGTCTCACTTGTAAAGTTTGACTGCTGCTACAAGTGCTACATCAAATGGGTTGAGGGAAGAGAAGAACGTTGGAAAGAAGGATGGAGACCAGATGAAGGCTAATGAATTAAGAGAGTTAATCAGAGAAGTTCTTAAAGAAGCGGAAGAAGATCAGATGAAACTTAAATCTGGCTCTAAAACACCACAGGCTATTAAGGCTGAGATTTTAAATACAATTAAGAATATTGACGTGGAAAAAATAAAACCACAAGAACTCATGTTTTTAAACCAGATGATAGGCAAGATGTTTGAACTTGCTGCGATAGGAGACCTTGTTAAAGGTCGCCAAGCAATTCAGCGTGCTTTTGGTGTGATGTCCAAGGGTGTGCCAAAAGAAGAGCCACAGCAAACAAATGAAGGCTACGAACAGCATATGATGCAAGGCGGTATAGAAGATGACGACCACGAAGTTCATATGGCTATTTCTGATCTTCACAAACTAGAGAAGTACGCCCCACAAGTCGCTCAACTTGCCTCAGAATACTCCGACTTACCCGGCTGGGTTCAAGCGAAAATTACTCTTGCTGCTGACTACTTAGGTAAAGTCTACCACTATTTAGATGGCAAGCACAATAAAGGAATTGAATAATGGCAACAGTTTATGAAATCGTTCAAGGTTTATCACAAGCCGCAGCAAATGCCTACGACGGCGCAATGACCGAGGATGGCGAACCACTTAAGGCAGGATTAAAAAGAGAAGAAGGCAACCCCCTTATCGACAAGCGTGTCATGGACGGGTTTGGAGTAAAGTTTCACGGCAATATAATGACCCTCTCTTACCAGTCAGAAGTACAACTTAAGGAAGTATATGCCACCGGCTTTGAGTCTGACGTAGAATCACAAATGAACGAGATTATTAAGTTTCTCAAGAAAGAAACTCGCAAGATTACTGGCTCTACACCTTCACTAACAAAGGAGGGCGAGATTGATATCCGTGTAGAAAATTCATCCCGCGTTCGCTCTTGGGTCACTGCTTGTATGACCTATAAAGTTGGCGGCATGGAAGAAGTTGCCGTTGTTGGCGAAGCAACAGAAGATAAGCTCGCTGCTGGTTGGGAAGCCTTTATGAAGCAGGGCGGTCTTGGTAAGCGTCCACCTAACGACAAGAGACCCGCAAACTCTGGCAAAAAAGAATAAAGAAAGATGAATGCCAAAGTTAACGAAACAACAAATACTTAAAGAAGTCGTTAAGTGTGGTAAAGATCCCTCTTACTTCCTAAAAAACTATGCCCGCATATCTCACCCGATGCACGGGCTTATGTTGTTTAAGACTTTCGATTATCAGGATCAACTCTTAAATGACTTCAATGATTATCGTTTCAATATCATCAA